AAACTGTGGGCCATCAGTCTCAGCAAGTGTTCCTGTATCTACTCCGTACCTAATTCCGTTGTAGTCATTAAATGGAGTGACTTTAAGGCTATGCAAGTGTCCAGTAACGATTGACACACCAGCGTTAACTGTATTGTTGTGAGTAGCGTGAACACCGCCTTTGTATCGGTGCTTGATAATCACATCCTCGGTAGGCCATACTGCCCAACAGAATTCCCAATCAAGGAAGTGGTCTGTCAGCTTAAAGCCTAATACTTCTTTGTACTGTGGTGCGTGTTGTGCTAATCGATTACCAAATCTAACATCGTGATTGCCCCATGTCCACAATAGCTTTACATTGTGCCTTGCTGCTTTAGCGACTTCTTCTATCTCACCTAGCGCACCCTGACAGGCTTTTAGTTCTTGAATGACAGTAGTTGCTGGTTGCTCAGTTACGTCATGTCGGCTTATAGAAGCCCCATCAAACGCATCTCCGTTACAGATGATAGCTTTGGGCTTGAACTCTTGGATAGCCCATAGAAGCCCTTTAAACGCTGTTGTACGCTGACTAGGAATGAAGTGAGCATCTGAGAACACAATAACTGTTCCGTCCAGTATGCCAAGGTTTATTTGCTTTAGAGGAGAGAATGACTTGGGTTTGGTTTTATCGTATTTAACACCCCGAAAGTCTTTTGCGGGAAGTGTCATTTTATAATGTTCCTCAATCCACCTTCTACGCAGATGAGTAGCCCTGATGCTTATGCCAAGGTGTTCAGCAATTCTTGTTGCAGATTCATGTTGACCCCATAACTGGATAAACTCGGCATCCGTACAGGTTTCGTTACTGCTTCCCATAAGAATCCTTTGAGAGTAATTTTTCTAGCAAGTTGATAACCCTATGCTCTTGCATTTCAATCTCATCTTGAGATGACTTAGGGTCTTGTGCCACAGTCATTAAATCGTGTAGAAAGACATGAAGTAACTCGTGCAAACAAGTCATGTCGATGCTTTCGGGTGTGATTTTCTCAGCACCGAAATCTCCCAAACGATAAACAGCAAGTCTTGCAGCAGGTGTAAATTCAACAGAAGCCATAGCAGCCTTTGCTGGCTTCATGCCCTTCTCAATTCTCCAATCACCCAGACTAAGCACCTGCTGCCATTTTCTGACACTTTGTGCAAAGAGTTCTGCTTGTTCTGGCGTAGGAATGTTTGGCATTACAACACCTTATACAAGATTTATGACAATTTAATTTAAGATAAGAACAAGGCCACTTCAGCTTTGCGTCTTTTGACAAGGCCTGAAACCTCTTTACCACCCGCTTTTGTCCACGACATAAAGGCTTCTGAAGCCCCCGTCCAATCCTCACGATTGACCTTCATACGAATGGTAGAACGCTGATAATTTCCAAGCCCTGCGTTGTAGGCAAAAGAGACAACAGCGTCAAATTTGCTTTGATGACTAACAAGATTAGGGCTAAGTCGAAGAACACCACGCTCAAAAGAATTGATGTCCACCTTGAATAAATCGACCAGTTCCTCTTTTGACCATACACGATTATCTTCCCCCTTGAGTTGGTAATCAGACCTGATAAGCCCTGTATAACCCTCTTTACGCACGTTTGGAAGGTTAAGTTGGTCAGCGTACATAGCGTGACCCCACCCGACAGTCCAAATAGCCGCAGAACAGCGATAAGGCTTATTCCTGTAGCCTTCAAAGAAGTGCATCAGGTGTTCGCCTTCTTTGCTGACTTTCATTTCTTAGACCAACCTCTTGAGCCAAACCAGAAACCAATGATTCCACCCAACATCGCCATCTCATCAGTAGAGAAAATAATGTCAGACAAGCGAATCAAATCATCCATGCTCATCACCAAACTAGGGCGAGAGTAGATGTAGTAAGCAATCCAAGCATTGATAGCACATAACTCAAACACAAAGATGTAAGTAACTGTAGGTCTTACAGTACCAACATAGTTGGCAACCCATTGAGAAGCCTTCTCTAAGACTTTCTCATCGTGCTTTAGTGCCGCCTCGGTCATCTGTGCTTCAGACTGCATGGCAATCTGGTCTGTGCGGATTTCCTCCATGCGCTCTTGGGCAGCAAAGCCTTGAGCCATCATCTGAAGTTGCATTTCTACTTGAATCCTAGATAAAGCTAATTCATGCTTTTGGTCTGCTCTGTTTTGAAAGAAATCTAGTAGTTTTGGTAAACCAGAGATAAGCAAACCGCCAAGTGTTGAGAAAAGAGAAAGCATTATTAGTCCTTACATTTAGATTTATCGTCACCTTGCATGAGTTTTACCCCAGACAAAAAGCCAATCATACCGCCCACAATCGTCTGAAAGGCAGGGCCAATCAGACTGAAAATTGAAGCATTATCAACCTCTTTCGCCCACAGACCAACTAGAAACGCACCAACCATTGCCAACATACAAAGGCATAAAGTTGTTGAAACAATCATCGTGACATAAAAAGTCAATTTCTCTTTAGTGTTTGAAATTGGTTTGCGTATAGTGCGTGTCGGTCTATTCATACATAAATATCCAGTTTACGATTTTGAAATATCTCCATACGGAGTCGCTCTTGAACTACTTTTTTAGTATAAATCTCAAAGGCTAAGTCTTGCAGTTCTGTCTGTTTCTGCTTTGCTACTTCATTTGCTTTGTTCATTTCATGTTGCTTTTCTAGCTTAACTTGAGCAAGGTCATGCCTGTCTGGATACCCTGATGGCTGAACAGTAGGGAATAATTTGATGGTGTCTATGGTCATTTCTTTTCCCTCTGAAGTGCATCTTTATACCCACTAATCACCAATGCCCTCAAGTTGTGCGAATCAGCAGTTCCACCCCATTCACTCATGTTGTTCCAGATTACCTTAAAGTCGGAACTTCTACACAATGTCTGATGTTTTGTAAGCCACTCAGCCATCTGTCTATGTCTCTCAGTAGGGTCATGTACACCCCAAGCAATTGAGTAAAACTCACGCACACTACATAGGTCTTTGCCTGTGGAGTGGAGTGCTAGAACTAAAACAAGTGCTGCTATCCATTTCACGTCATAGCCCAAACGATGATGTAAAAACACCAGACGACAGTAATGCAAAAAAGGGCTGCGCTCGTAATAACGAAAGCCCAATCTTTCATTTTTTAATCCAAGTCTGCCACACAGCACCAGCCGCCATGATTAAACCAGCCACCCACAGAATAGGTTTGGCAGCAGAGGCTATCCATCCCAAGACTTTAAAAGCCCCATCAAGAGCCTTTATAGCCTCTACAAGACCGCTAGTGTTCTTGTCTATCGTATCTACCTTAGTTTCAACTGCAAGCAGTCTTTCGTAGATTTGTTCGTGAGTGACTTCTTGTGTCATGGCATTGCAACCCAATCAGGATTGTGAGGCCAATCAGCAAAGGTGCGAGGCTCTGTAATCGTGCTTGGCAAATCACGCAAAGTCTGACGATATGTTGCCCAATCAGCTTTCTTTGGGATAGTGCAATCAGCAATCTGAGTCCAATCACAATCCTTGAGTAGTTGGTTACGTTGATAACGAATATTATCCATTGCAGAGTCTTTAGCTGCTTGGATTTCTTCAGCACTCATGTTAGCCACTTGAACGACAGAAACAAACTCACCATCGTCATAGGCAGAGCATGAAACTAACTTCTGAGTTAGTCGGTCATGGGCTTTGTATAAGTTTACTTTTTTAGCATTATTCTCAGATAAGAATTCATCGCTTGGGCCATTGGCATTAAACGATGTATTGCTAAACAGTTCACGATAATCGCCTACTGTAATGGGGTTAGTTAAAATTGCAATTTGCATGATAGTTCCTTAAATTGGGCCTGTATCTGGAAGTGCTGAAGTTGGCACAGTTATAGTACGAGCATAGCCTTTTGTAACTCTTAGGTCATCAATGTAGCCTTTAAAACTGCTAGTTCCAGCGTTATACGCACCGACTTCAAAATCGTATGTTGATACCAAAGAACTGCTATATGTTCCACTTGCAACAGATGTTCCATTGACATACATAGTGACAGTATTAGAGTTTCTTACTACTGCAACATGATACCAAGTGCTTGTGCTAGTAAGTGCTGATGTAGCAGTAATATCAACAAAACCCGAACTTGAATTTCTTAACCTAACATTTAAGCTAGTACCATCAAGCCACCACCACAAGCCACCAGCTAAATCCCTACCTTTAGCAATAATTGTTCTTTCGCCAGTAGTGCTTGTTAAATAAACCCAACATTCGATTGTCCAATTTGAAGCACCTAAATTTAAATTAGGCGTATGTGTTGTAGTTAAATACGAACCAAAACCATCAAAAAACATTGAACCAGTACCGAATTTTTTTACGCTTGTAGAGACAACTACATCTCCACCAATTCGTAAATCATTCATCATTGCATTATCTAAAACACCAGCATTATCAAACTTTGCTAAAAACCCAGTTCCAGATATAGCAGTTAAAGGTGCTGTTGGAACTGTATAAGTTGAACCAGAATATACAAGAGTATTTGTATATCTTACATTTGATATATATCCGTTGGTTTCGCTAAAATAGCCATTAGCAGCACTACCAATATAAATTGGGTTTGCACCTATGTTATGACTTCCCCAACTTCCAGTTGATATTTGAACGCCATTCATAAATAAAGTAAGCGTTGCACCAGACCTAGTAACTGCAATGTGATTCCAAGCATTTAGCTGTGGTATTCCAAGTGTAGAAGAATTAAGGTAATAATTACCACTATAAATAAAAATACCAGACGCTGTATCAGATGCAATTGCAAATCCAGTTGAAACAGTTACATCACCAACTGAAAAAAGACAAAACTCTTGTTTAGAAGCTACTAATGGATACCACCAGCCTTCAACTGTAAAATTGCTTGTACCTATTGCTGCTAAGTTAGTATTTGTATAAATATAATCGGAAGTGCCAGATGGAAAAAATCCTGACCCACCAATCACGCTTGTGGAGTAGGCGGTAGCAGTACCAAATGGGTTAAAACGCTCAACGCTTGGAAATACGGAATCTGTAAAAAGCCATCCATAACCACTACTATCTTTAAATCTATTTGATTGGCAAATTAGTAATGCTACATTGCTAATATCTGTAAATGGGGCAGTTGGTATTGTAGTAACTGTTCTAATTTCATTAGATACACGCACATTAGAAATGTAACCAGTTGTGTAATAATTATTCCAATCAGTTCCAACTCTAAAAGTTGTATTTTGTATTTTTTGTGTTGTGCTTACTGAACCAATTAAAGAACCATTTACATATAATTTTAAAATAGTGCTATCGTATGTGACTGCAACATAATTCCATTGATTACGAACAGGCGTTCCAGTTTGAACAGTATTACTTCCAATTTGAACCCACCAATTTCCACCTTCAATTCCCAATGAAAATCTACCAACATTTCCAGTTGTGCCTTGAGTAGTAAATTTTTGATTGTTACTAGTACCTGTAACAAAAACAAAACACTCAACAGTCCATTCAGAATATGACTGAGCAATAATGCCAATATCATCAGATACTAAATATTTAGAACCATCAAAATAATTAGACCAATTAGACCCATAAGGCGAAAAAGAACCTTGGGTAGCATTACCGCTACTGCTCATTGCAAAGTTCGTTGTACTGCTGTCTTTAAATGAAATGTTACCTGCACCATTAGTACCATCGCCATGTAAAAGCATAGTGACGTAGTTAAACTGCGCATCAGGGCCACCGCCTGATGGAGTTGAGATTTTGGATGCTGAAAACATTTATCAGTCCTTATGGTGTGTAGTTCTGACCAACAGTTACGCCATACCAGTTTGTGCCATCAGCAAAGAAAGAATAAATATCTTGTCTGCTTGCAGTAGATGTGATTGTCGGTGCAGTACCGCCAGCCCACTTAACTGTTGACCAAGTAACTGTGCGTGAGCCTGTTCCATCTTGCTTTAAGAACATGATGAAAGACTTGCCACTTGTTGCAGTTGGCATGGTAATCGTTGCATTGCCTGTCAGGGTAATGATTTGGACTGTGCCGTTGGTCAGAGCAATCGTGATAGCAGTAGAACTATTCGCTGTGAATGGTGTCTCAACATAGTTGGTGACTGTTGGGTTTGTCAGAGTCTTGTTAGTAAGAGTCTCTGTTCCAGTATATGTGGCAATAC